TTACGGCCCGACCCGCTCCACGGTCCAGTTCGAGCTGCGCACAAGATAGTACCGGCCCGCCAGCCCGACCCAGTGATAGCCGCGCGGCGGCGGCTGCAGATGGTGCTGGCGCCAGTCGTCGACCACGAATTGACGATTGCGGAATTCGGGACCCACGCGGTCGCCCCTCTGCAATTCTGGCGGCATATCGCCGGGCGGCATGTGGGTCGGCGGCGACCCGCCGCGATAGGTTTCCCCGGGGCGCGGCTGCTGCGCGAACGTCGGGATCGACGCCAGCATGGCCGGAAGGACCAGCATGGCGAGAAGCACGATACGTCTATCCATCGTTCACCTCCTGTTTTGCCTGTGACGGCCTGGCGTTGCGGTGTAAGCCCGTGCGGCTCGCCGCGCGGGCGCCCTTCGCTGGTCATGCTGGTCATCTTAGTACAGGGCGCGAGAGGACCGGCTCGACCTGCGCGAGTGCGCGCGCAGTGCGAAGCGTCGAACACCGAAGACGTGCCAGAATCGGACACGCCCGGGAAGGAGATCACGCGATGGAAAACCAACGCGCCTACGAATACATGGGATTCGACATGATCGCCGGCGTCGACGGCGACCACGAGCACGGCTTTTTCATCTCGTCGCAGACGATCCGCAGCCTCACCGAAGACCTGAGCGCCGAGGTGCCGATCGACGGCATCGCCGCCGGCCGCTTCCCGACCCAGGACAACGCGTTGGACGCGTCGTTCGACCGGATCCGCGACGCCATCGACAGGCGGGTGGCCGCAAAGCGCTGACAACGCGCTGAACCCGCACGCCCAGAAAGCAAAACGCCGGGTGTCTTGTGGACACCCGGCGTGCGCGCCGCCCGAAAAGCTGGGCGGCGAGGAGGATCGGCGAGATTTACTGGCCGAAGAACACCGACTGCGAGCCGGCGCCACCCTTTGCGTGGCTGCCCGACTGCGACGCGGTCGCGGCGACACCGCCGTACGCAACGTCACCTTGTTGCTGGGCGCGCTCGGCGGTAACGGTCTGGTCGCTCACGCCGCGTTGCGACGCGGGAGCGCCGACGTCCGGGCGATAGAACGGTGCCGGGCCATAGCCGCTGGCGAACGCCGGAGCGGCAACAGAAGCGGAAGCTGCGACCAGCAGCGCTGCGATGAATTTGGTCTTCATGGAGGACTCCAATATCAGGTTCAGGTTTCGGTTCCGAATGGCGCCGCGCCTGGGAGGTCTGAGCCCATGAGCTGCGTCAACGAGACCTAGTGTATACACCTACTATTGGAAAATAATGACGATAATCCGAATTTACTATTCCACATTCGGAAACAATCCCGACAGCCAATCCTGAAGCGGCTGAGCGACGAACAGACCCTAAAAGAGCCCCTCAAAAAAATCTTGCGACGCACAAAACGGCACGCGGATTACATACCGTGACCAGGGTTTTTACGCAATCGGCCCTTATTGCAAGGGCTCGCGGGAGCGCTTCGGCCAGTTTGCACTGTGCGCAATGCGTTTGGGCGCATGAGTTAAAATGTCGGGTTGTCTACGTCACCAGCCAGCTGCTCCGTTATGTCTGCCAACCGTATTACCAGCCCCCGCCGCGTCTCGGTTGCTCCGATGATGGACTGGACGGATCGTCACTGCCGTTCGCTGCACCGGTTCATCTCCCGGCACACGTGGCTGTACACGGAGATGGTGACGACAGGCGCCCTGCTCCACGGCGACGTGCCACGTCATCTCGCATTCACGCCCGCCGAAGCGCCCGTGGCGCTGCAACTGGGCGGCAGCGAGCCCGACGATCTGGCGCGCTCGGCGAAGCTCGGCGAACAATGGGGCTACGACGAGATCAATCTGAACTGCGGCTGCCCATCCGAGCGCGTGCAGCGCGGCGCATTCGGCGCATGCCTCATGAACGAGCCGCAACTCGTGGCCGATTGCGTGAAGGCGATGCGCGACGCCGTCTCCGTGCCGGTAACTGTGAAGCATCGCGTTGGCGTCGATAGCGTCGAGGCGTACTCGTTCGTGCGCGACTTCGTCGGCACGATCGCCGACGCGGGCTGCGAGGTGTTCATCGTCCACGCGCGCAACGCGATTCTCAAGGGACTGAGCCCGAAGGAGAACCGCGAGATCCCCCCGCTCAAATACGACTACGCGCATCAACTCAAGCGCGACTTTCCGCAGCTCGAGATCATCATCAATGGCGGGGTCAAGACGCTCGACGAGGTTCAGGCGCATCTGGAACATGTCGACGGCGTGATGCTCGGCCGCGAGGCGTATCACAATCCGTACGTGCTGGCCGACGTCGACGCGCGTTTCTACGGCTCGACCGAACCCGCGCTCACGCGTGAAGCGGTCGAAGCCAGGCTCATCGAATACTGCGCACACGAAATCGCGCGCGGCACGTATCTGGGCGCCATTACACGCCACGCGCTGGGGCTCTATCGCGGTGAATCCGGTGCACGCGGCTGGCGGCGCGTGCTCTCGGACAACCGCAAGCTCGCGAAAGCCGATCTCGCCATCTTCGACGAGGCACGCGAACATCTGCACGCATCTTTGGCTACGGACGTGGAAATGCCTGCCGAAATAATTGAATGAAAGGCTAGGCAAGCGCATTAGAGTGTGTATATAATCTTGTTTCTCGATATCTACTGCATATCGCTTCTGCAGATATTGGGAAAGTTGGTCAGTGGTGGCTGTAGCTCAGTTGGTAGAGTCCAGGATTGTGATTCCTGTCGTCGTGGGTTCGAGTCCCATCAGCCACCCCAAAGAATTCAAGCACTTAGCCCGGTTCGTTGAACTGGGCTTTTTGCTTTCTGGAGTCCGTGTAACCATGGTGTAACCGGATTTCGTCAATCGCGACTTTCAGTGTAGCGTCGCGCGCGATTTGGCATCGTTTTGCGCCTGATTTGTCACCCGGCCACTAACGCCCTTCGCGCTCGTATTGGCACTAGAACAGGCCGCCCATCACCTGCGGCTCCCAGTTCGTAATCACCAGTTCCCCGCTAGTCGACGGCCGGCCGTGGCTATTGGCTACCGAATAGCGGATATCGAGCGTCAGCATAGGAAGGCCGGCGAACGCGGCCCGGATGTCCGGGTGGTCGTTGATCGACACCATGATCTTCCCGCGCGCCCCACGCATCAGTGCCGCCATCGCCTCATATTCCTCAAAGCCAAACGGGACGCCATATCCTTCGGTCTGCCAGTACGGCGGGTCGAGATAGATGAATGTGTGCTCCCGATCGTACCTGCTGATGCACTCCTGCCACGGCAGGTTTTCGACATGCGTGCCGGCGAGGCGAAGGTGGGCCGCCGACAGGGACTCTTCGATGCGAAGCAGGTTGACCGAGGGAGTGGTAGTGGCAGTTCCGAACGTCTGGCCAGCGACCTTGCCGCCGAAGGCGTGGTGCTGCAGATAGTAGAACCGCGCAGCGCGCTGGATATCCGTCAACGTCTCCGGGCGTGTCATCTGCTGCCACTTGAACACCTGCCGGCTGCTGATCGCCCATTTGAACTGGCGCACGAACTCTTCGAGATGGTGCTGCACGACACGATAGAGGTTCACCAGCTCGCCGTTGACGTCGTTGATGACCTCGACAGGGGCCGGCACCGGTCTCAGGAAGTACAGCGCGGCACCTCCGCAGAATGCCTCGACGTAACACTCGTGCGGCGGAAATAGCGGGATGAGCTTGTCGGCCAGGCGGCGCTTGCCGCCGAGCCACGGAATGATCGGTGTTGGTTGTTGCATCACTTGGCTATTGGCGTCCGGCCGTGTTAGCCTTCGTCCGCCTCTGCAGGGGCGACGTGGCCTTGCCGGATTCGCAGTGACCGCTGCGGGTACGGGACGTGCGCGGTGCTCTAACACCGCGCACGTCGCCGCGTCCTCTATCAAACGCTCGCGACGACCTGCCCGACTTTGGTCGTGGCGTTCGCCAGACAGTGTCCCTTCCCGAAAATCGCGTCGATCAGCGGTGCCACAATCTTGGCCCAGCGCTTGCCCTCTATCAGCATGTTACCGGTCCGCGTCGAGATAGTTTCCGTTGCGGAGCCACCGAATAGCGCGTTTCCGCACTCGTCGTACGCGACGGCCATGCTCTTTGCCCGGATCTCGGCACCGAAGCTGGCTTGCACCAGCATGGCGGCGAGGAGAACCGGCGTAACCAAGAGACACATCAACCACAGACCCACGAGTTGCAGTCGACTCATTGCGCGACTCCTTGAAGGATGGATGGAATACGGTCAGCGGTAATAACCTGGGGCGTCGGCGATGTCGGGCTGGCGAGGTATTCCAGCGCCTCCCGAATCGATGGAAGGTTCGGGTCCACGTTCGCCTTTGCGTCGACCGCCATCTGATATGGTCGCCCAAAACTCGGAGATGATCGGGTCTACGGGGATCGGGTTCGGCGTCGAATTGAGCGCACTATTCGCCGGAATTCCAGCCGTCAGGGCCTTTAGCAGCATGCGCTCGTTCGTCTTGAACGCGAGATAGAACTGCATTGGCGTGAGCAGCGCGTAGGTCTGCGTTGTCGGCGCGGTAAAGGCTGGCACGCCATTCGTGACAAGGCATGTCCAGCCCACGCCGACCGGGTTGCTGTCATCAACGACATATTCCGTGGCATCCGGATCAACAGATGAGACCGAGGCATTCATGCTGCGGTCCGGCACCCAGCCGCTTCCGACCACGACACCATTCACTACGAAAACTGTTTTCATTAGGAGTTTTCCTCAATCGCAGTAACGATCGCGGAACTGTTTGCTCCGGTCGTCACCGTCGCGGTCTGCCCCGCGCCGACGTAGAACGTCCCTTGCGAGGTTGCAGCGACCGCGCCAACGCCATTGACGACTGCGCCGCCAGTACCCGCAGCGACGATCATCTTTGCGTTGGATGCCGGCGTATATGTAAGCGTCCCGCTCGCCCCAAGCGTCCCAACAATTCCAGTTGCCATGTCTTTTCCTTAGTTGATGTTGCGGTTCGGAGTCGCGCCCTGTATGCCATTCATGATCGCGAGATTGCCGACTAGATTCATGCGTTGGCCGTAACTGCTTCGTGCGTCAATCGCGTAGGGCTTCGCGAACGTGAGGCGCGTAGCAGCAGCGCCAAGCACTTGAACAGTTGCCGTTTGACCCTGCGCGTAAGCTGCATTAGACACACCGATCGGAGCGCACTGCTGGACCTGGAAAGCGTACGTGTTAAACGTGGCGGCGGGCGAACCGCTCATGTTCGTCGACAAGATGGAGAAGCAATTGCCTATAGCCAAGTTGCTGGGCGCCGGGAAAACATTCGCGTAAGCGACAGGAACGGTTGTAGATGACCCGATGCTTGCAATCGGGTATGGCTGAGACAAAGAGCTATTCAGATAAAGAACCGCGATGTAATACGGGCTCGCGCTGCCTGAAAAACCAAAGAGCATCACGCCATTGTCTGGCGTCCACAACAGATTGGCGGTAGTGCTTGGTGCTAGGTTGGTTTGAAAAGTGCTGCCGACCCGAACACCGCTCGCGCTAAATTTCGCGATTCGGAAGTAGCTCCCGTACTGCGCCACATTGCCAGCCCAGCACGCGAACACGCCGCCGTCCGTTTGGCTCGCAGCCAGAAGTACCGGAACAAGTTGCGGAGCAAAGCCGGGATCAAGGGTAATGATGGACCCTTGCAGCACACCGCTGGCATTGTAAATCGCAACACTTGCGCCAGTCGTGGATGAAACAGTTGCGTAAGCAGCGACGGCAAATCCGCCGCCTGATAGCCCAGCCGCATTGATTCCCCCCACACTCGTTGTCGGAGTTATCGAAGCCGTTTGCGCGACTACGACACTGCCCGTATTCGAGTAAATCGTGAACCATGTGGCCGCCGTGGAACCAGCATAGTAGGCGACAAATCCGCCGCCAGAGAGCGCCGCCAACGACGAATAGGTGTAGGTGGACCCCACAACTGCAAAGGCAGAAACGACAGTACACGACACGCTGAGAACGCCAATATACAGCCCACCGCTCGCGTTGAAGCTGGCAGCGAAACTACCATTGCTCAACGGGACGAGGCAATACGGATTGCCCCATGTCGCCGTAATGCCTGTGACCGTATAGCTCCCAACCAATGCACCAGCGCTGGAATAAACAGCGTATGCGTATTGCACGCTCGCGTTGACATATACAACCGCGAAACCGCCGCCAGTCAACGCGCAGACATTCCACCCGGTATTGACGTTATCGGTGGTTGCGATAGCCGTAGTCGGGACTACGACTGATCCGGTCGGAGAGATGATTGAGAAGTTGGATTGATACGTCGAAGTCACCCAGACGACGACAATGTTTCCGTTCGTCAAAACGGCTGTCGTCCGCATCTGCGGTGCAGAGGTCGAGCTGCTTCCATACGGCGGGTTGATAGACGATAGGGTCAACGGAACAGCGCCGCCCTGCACAATGCCATACGCCGAACTTGCCTGCAACATCGGACGCCACGAAGCAAAAGTGGACGCAGGGTCGTTAGCCCAGTACGCGTTACCATCAGCCGCCTGCACGACAAGATCGCCCTGCGCGATAGCTTCGCCCGCGTTGAGTCCTGTGGCTGCGGTCGAAAGACCGTAAGAGGCGCTTGCGCCGCCCGCGACAAAATCGGTGAGTTTCAAACAAGCCTCCAGTCAGCGCCGTTGTACCAGATAGAAAATTTCTGGTCGCTCAAATTGACGGTCAGATCAGCCGCCTGACCCATGATCGTTTTGCCGTTGCGGCCGAGCGTCCAGGTGTTGACGCCCCACGTTGCGGCAGCGTCCGCGAAGGTAATCACGCCCCCCTTCGTCGGGTTTTGAGGCAGCGTGAGCGCGAAGCTGCCGGCTGACGTGTCGACGATGTAGTCGCCCCATGCGAGATTCGAGGCGGCGTTGACGTATTTCGGTCCGGTAAGTGCGAGACCGTTGTTCGTGTCAAGGTACAGTCCCGAGCCAAGGTTAACCTGAAGGTTACCGCTGCCATCGAATCCAAGCGGAGCATCGGCCCTTAGCGTCAGGTTGTTATATCCGTCGTTCTTGAGACCTTTCCCCAGATTGATCGTCAGGTTTCCTTCGCCATCGTTGCCGAGAAGTGCCCCGAGCAGCAGCGTCAATGCACCAGCGTTATCGGAAAAGTAGGCGCCAATACCTAACTGAGCAAGCGCGCCGAGCTGCGACAGCACGATGCTGTTCACGAGGAACGCATTGGCTGCCGTGTCATAGGTGGCGGTGATGATCGCGTTCTGCTCGATGTCAGCAGGCCGCAGCGGCGCGCCATCGTCACGAAGCAACGGCACCCCGTTGAGTGTGCTCGCGGCTGTGTTTGCATGCTGCGCGCGGAACCTGATTTCGAGACCGTTCGGGAACTGGGTGACGGGCGGATTGAGCGTAACCGCGTAGGCATTCGCAGCTCCGGTATCGATCAGGTAGTTGCCGGCACGCGCCTCGATGAGCGTTTCAATTGCCGTGAGCAACTGGTTGTTTTTTGTTGGGTCAAGCGTGAACCCGAGTCCCTCGATGACACCCGCCACTTCCTCCTGCATGGAGTTGAGCCACACAGCTCTGACGATCGTGCCGAGAATCTTGTTGAAGGGATCGCCGTCGGCGAAAAGCCCGTCCGGCGTACCGATACGCTGCATGTCAGTCTCCGACTGTAAAAATGGTTCCGGCCGCAACAAGGCTGGTCAGATACGCGGTCAACGTGTCGAGTTCGGTCTGACTTAACGGCGTTCCATCTGCATGCCGCACGCGAAACCGTGTGTAGAACGTGACGGCCGCAGGATCAAAGAGCGTGTCACCCGCGCAGTTCACGCCTGCCTGGAAGCCACGTGGCTCGTCGATGACGACCTCGTAGCCCATGCTCGTCAGCAGGTTCTCGAAATACCCGATCGACAGTCCGCCCGTTGCATTGATGCGCGCGAGCACAATGGCCTGCCGCTGCGCGACGGTCGCACCATCAGGTGGCGTGATCTGGTACAGCCGCTCCCAGTCGGCAAGAAACACCTCGCCTCCGAAGAGCCACGGATCTGGCGACAGGATGACGTCCCCGCTGACCAGCGCCGCGTCCAGCGCGTTGCCGTCGCCAGTTAGCTGGGCGGTCAGTCTTGGCCCGGTCGTGTCGTAGCTGACCGGCGGCAGCAGACGGGCGAGCAGATCGGCGTGACTCATAGCGGAACGACCTGTACGGACCCGAGTTGCAACCACTCGATGGTCTCCCCGCTGTTTTGGGGAATCACGTTAGTGGTGGGTGTCTGGATGGCGCGATCGACGACGCCATTCAACGTGCTGATAAGTGCCTCGGCCTGACTGCGGATCATCGGGTCGGCCGGGCGGAAGGTCGCCATCCAGTTGCCCAGCGTTGTCTGCACGTTCGGCTGCATGTCCTCGGGAGTGCCGCTGGAAACCTGCAGCGCGACGACAAAATCGACGGGGCGAATTACAGGACCACCGACCCATACGTCTGCGATGCCGGCCGGACGCAGCGTGTCGATGTGACTTTGCACAGCGCTGATCACCGAAGCCGAAGGCAGACCGCTACCCGACGTGATCAGCACGTCCACCGTGCCCGGTCCGCGTCGCAACGGATAGACGTAGGCCGCCGTCACGCCGCTCACGTCCATCGCCCAGCGGCGATAGTCGTAGGCATTCCCGCCGGCAGGCGGATTGCGTAGCACGTCGAGAAGACGGTCCAGAAGTTGATCGATGGTTTCCGCGTCTGTGCCGCCCACCATCGAGACGACGCTGGCCACGCTGGAGAAGTTTGCCGGGGGCGCTGCAAGCGCGAGCGCGGTGCCGGTGGCGAGATTGCCCGCGCTACCCGCGACGACTGCGATCGCCGCAACGCTCACGGTTCCATCTGCGCCGATCGTGGCCACGGCCGTCGTCTGATACTGCGTACCGTCAGAGTACAGCGCGATAAGGCCCGCGTCGGCCGATGCATTCGGCACGCCGTTGAGCAGGATCGAGCCCTCGGCGCCTACGGCCTGCTTGAGTGACAGGCCGCGCTGTTGCGCGTGACGCAGGACCATGTCCGGGTCGGCTGTGTCCGGGAAGATCTGGCGCGCGATCCACTGCTGATGATCGTAGAGACCTTCGATCGCGCTCGCCGTGGCCGCCGCGCGAACGCCGTTATCCGAGTCGGTCGAGGTATCCGCGTCAGGGTCCTGGTTCGCGATGTCGCGCAGGATATTTGACTCGACCGTTTCGAGGTCTGGAACCGGATAGGTCATCAGATCACCTTCACCGGATGCTGGAATGTTTGCGTGTCGCCAGCAGGATCGACAACGTCGATGGAAAGCGTCAACCAGCCAGGATTCGGCTGGCTTGCGGTTACCGTGATGGACTGTGCGCGACCGTTGTCAAGGAGAGGCTGAAGCGCCTGCTCGGCGTATTGCTGCGCAAGCATGGCGATGCGCGGAACGTCTTTCGATCGCTTGAGGGTATAGAGCAGTGATCCGACTGCCGGATCGCGCCAGTATGAACCGAGTGGCGTCTGCAGGCGCAAATATACGGCATTCGCGAGCGTTGTCGTTCGCGTGCCGGCGTAGTCGCCAGTGTAGGGGTCGAGAAGCGCGTCCATGCGTTGATTGTCTGTGCATGGACGCTGGTAATTCTAAGTGGCGTGCGTCAGTATCCCGCGCCCAATGGCAGGATTCCTCGCGCGCGCAGCTCGTCTAGGTAGTCGTAGCCCTTCCACGTCATACGACTCACGAATACCTTCACCGGATCAGCCTTCGGATCGACATGCCCGATCACGAATTTCTCCTCCAGGAGAAGCTGGTAGTGGAGCTGGACAACTTCGGGATCGATCTTGTCCACGCCGCCCAGGCGACGCTCGTGATTTTCATTCCATTTGATGCTGGTTTCAGCCTCGATCGCCACAAGCAGCGACATCATCAACCGCAGGTTTCTCTTTCCGTTCATATTGGCCCCTTCGTTGTGGAGGCACCATTATGCCTACAACGGCGGGCTCGTCGTTCCGCCCTGGCTGTCGCGGTGGTCGTGACCGACCAGACTCTTGCCGCCCGCAACGACGTCTTCGGTAACGCGCACCGTGCCTGCAATCTGGCCCGCATCTCCACCGGACGCACCGGGCGTGGCCGAGAAACCACCGTTAAGGGCGGTAGCTCCATTAACGGTCACGTTTTCGCTTGCGGTCAACTGCGGCGTGGTCGCGTTGACGGCCGATGACGCTTCGATCGTCATGGTCTTCGTCGTGATATTCACAGCCTCTTCGGCATTGATGTTCAGCGTTTTCGTGGTGACGTTGATGACGCGGCCACGGTTGAGAACGATCGAATCGCCTTCATCGGAATAGATCGCCAGCTCGCCGGTCGCGAGCAACTTCGCGCGATAGCTCGCATGCTCGGTTGCGATGACGATGCTGTGCGCGGTCCTGCCCCCGACCGGTACAACGATCTTCATCGCGCCGTCCGGCGGATTCGACGTGAAGCCGTAATGCTGGAACATTTCCGCAGCTTCAATCGCTTCGCCGTTCAGGCCCGTCCCGGTCACAAGCTGGACACCACCACTGCTGTCAACCGAGGAAATAACGCCCCGGAATGGGAGCCGGATGCGCGCGAGCGCGCGATTGATATACGCCTCAACCTTGTGCCACATCGACGATCTCCTCGGGCGCGTTATTCTTGCCACGTCGGTGCTTCTTCTGGTGCGGATGCGCGTCGAGCGTCCACACACCATCTTCCTTGAGGGTGAGCGTGGTCGTGGTCCCCATGCCACCGCGCCCCTTCGAAAACCGCCTGCCCATCAAAAAGAAAATGCCGTCGATGTTATGCGGCTCGGAGATGACGTGAACGCGCTGTCCGGGTTTCCACAGCACACCATCGGATGTGCGGTGGCCACGCACCTGCGCCGTTAGCGTCAAGCCCTTCAGGCGTGAATCCATTAGCAGCTTGCGCGCCCGTGACTGCGCGATCGCAGCGCTGTCGCACTCGTGGTCGACCACGATATGCGGCCGGTAGACGCTCACGCTGCTGTCGGTGGCCGTAGCCTTGATCGCATTGCGTCCGCTTTCGACCGACGTTCCGTGCGCCTGGCCGAGCACGGTGACCTGCGAGTACCGCTCGGCCATGCTCCGGTTGCGACGCAGACTGATCACGTTATTGCCCTTGCCATCGAGACGCAGGATCAGCGTGGCCACCGGGGGCGTCGTGTAGTCCGGGCCACCGATGACGAGCGTGCCATCGGGATCGCACCACGGCCACAGGCCGTTCGCTTCGGCGACGTTGGCCAGTACGTGCCACGCGGTATCGCCCGGTTCTACGTTGATTTTGTCGCTCGCGTATGTCGTGTCGGCATCGACGCGGATCTTCGTGAGCCCGAGTGGCCGTACCACGTTGGCCATGACCTGTTCGAGCGAGACCTGACGCGAGACGAAAACCGGTGCGCTGCAATCCACGAGAATCGCGGCATTGTCCCGGCCGGTGAGTGCCAGCGTATCGCGATCCTTGCCAACGTCTTCGTCGATCGTGTCGATGCGTCCTACGAGCACCGTGTCCGTTCCGAGTCGCAGTTCGATCGTTGCGCCCTCGACGACCTCCGAAGGAAGTGTGCCGTGCGGATGCGCGAGGTCAACGCGCCACGCGTCGGCCGGCGTAAGCAGATCGGAGTCGACCTCGTAGCTTGTCCAGTCGCTGTGGACATGGCCACCGACCAGCAGGCTTACCTTGTCGTTGGTGCTGGTCGGAATATCTTTTGAGGGCGGCGCAGGAGCGTAAGCGCTATCTGGCGGAATGTAGTTGTTGCCGTTCCCGTCTCCATGCGCGACACCATCCCCCAGATTGATGGCGGTACTTGTCCAGCCGCCCGAAACCGGATCTTGATTAGCTGACGTAGGCATTGAGTACTGTTCCGGGAAGCACGAAATTCGGGTTGCGGATCGAAGGGTTCAGGCGCGCGAGTTCGTCCGCGCGGGTGTAGTCGCCGTACCACCGAAACGCGATCAGCGTCAGATTGGACAGTGAGCCGACCATGCGCGTGGTCAGTGCCGGCCGCGCCTCGATAGCGTTGGCACCGGCCGTTTGCACGGCGAGCGCGATGCTTTTTAACGCATCAACGATCGGCAATGCAGTCGGCGAGTCGTAGACCGCACGATGCTGGGTGATCGTCGCCTCGATTGCCGTGCGCGTGTCGTCAACGATCTGCTCGATATCCGGTGGCGACAGCGTCGGATCGCCGTATTCGGCGGTGAGGATGTCCGAAGCGGTTTGCGCGAGCTGCAGGGCAGTTGCGAGCCGGACGACGGTTTCGACCAGCGTCACATCGTCTGGATTGGCGCCTGCCGGTGTGAACGACGCTGGCACCGTGGAGGCGGCGTCAAACCCGCTCGTGCCCGTAACGACCACAGCGGCTGGCACGAGCGGCATGGGCGTGCCACCGGCAATGCTGTTGCCCGGCGTCGCACCGCTGCCGGATGAGCCACCGCTGGACGAACTACCACCCGACGTGCCGCCACCTGACGAACCACCACCCGACGAGCCGGACCCTGACGTCGAAGTCGACGGGCCGCCGACGCCGACGCTCACGACACCGGTGGCGGTGTCGATCGCGGCAGTACCATTGTTGATGCTCGTCGGTAGTTCGACGATGTTCGAAAACTGGCTGGCCAGACCTTTCCATTCCGAAGCGATCGTGCCAGGGGCGAAGTCGCGCAGATCGACAATGCCGGACAGGCAGCTCATGACGTCGGCCGCAAACGCCTGCGGGAAGTTGATCAGATCGAGCGCTGTCCCGATCACACCCTGCACCTGATTGCGGATTGCCCCGAGTGTGCCGGTCACGACAGAGCGCAACGCATTCAGCTCTTTCATCCCGCTCTTGAGTGCGGAGATGGCGTTACCGAAGGCCGAGAAGGCCCCGGACTGGGCAGTCGTGGCGAGAGCGCTGATCGACTGCGCCTGCTGCGCGGGCAGTTGCTTGACGAAGAATGGATTGCTCGGCGTCGACTCTTCGAACCGCAGTTGCACGAGGCAATGATCGGGCTCATTCGCGTCGTGCTCGATGTCGTAGTCGTCGAGCTGGGCCTTCGGGATGCTCCCGTAGACGGGATGGATCAACTCGCCGGAGCCGCCCTGGTCAAGCACCGCAATGAAAGCGCGCAGGCGATCGTCGTAGTCGTCACCCCAGAAAACGGCAGAGAGCGAAAAACTCCGTGCGCCTGCGCCGAGATCCTCAATGTCGGCACCGTCGATATAGGGATACTCGTGGCGAGCCGTCGAGCGTCGGCGTCCGTCACGCGTACGCATGACGTCAAACTGCACGCCGCGAAACGAGGCTACCTGCAGGTTATTCGCCCAGCTCATCAGTGCCTCCGCGCCGCTTCAAGCGAGATCTGGTTGAGGCTTTCGTAGATCTGGCGGCCGTCCAGCTCAACCTTCACGCTGACGTTCGCGGGCTGTGGCGCGGGCTTTGCAGCCTCCGCCTTGAAGATGGCGTCGCCGAGCATCTTGCCGAGCCTGTCGCCGAGGAAGTCGCCACCGAGCCCACCGAGCAGCCCGCCGATGATGCCGCCGGCAGCCGTGCCGACGACAGGCACAGCCGAGCCAATTGCGGCGCCGGTTGCCGCACCACCGAGCCAGCCGCCGAATCCACCGGCAGTGTGCGCAGCGATGCGCGTGTACTCGCTTTTCTTTTCGTTGCTGGAGAGCGAGTCGTTGCCGGCCGTCTGGTACGCTTCGGCGCCGCCGATCAGTAGCGAGAGCGCGGCGGACCCGGCTGGTTTCAGGAAGCGGGCGAGCAGGCCGCCTTCACCGGCAGCACCGCGAGCAACCGAGCCAAGCACCGACGAACCGGCTTTCGCCGCACCGCGCTCGGCGGCGCCCGCGCCGTGGCCGGTGACAAAGCGCAGCAGCCCAATGGTCCCCAGTACGGTGGTCAAGCCATCGAATGCGACCTTGGTGCCCATGATGGCGGACATCAGGCCGGGATACTTCTGCGCGTACTCGGTGACCTTGTCGGCGGCATTGCCTACCACCTTGTCGAAGCCACGAAGCGAATCGAATTCGCCCAGCTCGGCCAGCGACTTCGCACGCTCGGTCTTGAACGAATCGGTACTCTCCATCACCTGGGCATCCGCTTCGCCCATGCCGCGCGCGTTGAGCACAGACGACTTGATCTGGTTGTAGCGGTCGCGATTATTCAGGTAACCCATCATGGCCAGCATTTCCTGCCGGTTGTGGATCACCTTGCCGATCGCAGAGCCCGAGATCACCTGCTCCATGCGCTCGTAGAGCTGACGCTTCTCGCCGTCGTCTTTCGTCGATGCAATACGTTTCTGGAGAATCTGGTAGTTCTTGTCCTTCGCCATCACCTGGTTGATCAGGCCGGCGAATGCCTCCAGCGGCCCCTGACCGTGTTCGATGGCGTTGGCGTATCGCACCGAGAGCGTCGCGCCGAGTTCCTTGTGGATCTTGCGCGCCGTGTCCTGGGCATTCAGATGCTGCAGCAGGTCCAGCGTATTGTTACCGGCCTCGTCGGCGGTACCGGCCGTTGTCATCGACACTTCATTGAGCGCGATGAGCGAGGCGATGCCGTCCATGCCCGTCATGCCGGCGTTCTTAGCCGAGGCCATCTGCTGTGGCAACCACTTCGCCATCTGTCGAAGGTGGAAGCCACCCATGTGGCCACCCTTGATCGACGCGTCGAGCACATCCTGAATCTGGTCTTCGCGGATGCCGAACGTCTGGATGCTGCGCATGGCGACGTCGCCCAGCTCGGTTGTATCCGAGCCGGTGCCGGTGGCATAGCGCTGCAGCAGCGGCATGAGGCGGAAGACGGATTCGTGTGAGATCGCGTTCTGGCCGAGCATCTGCGTCATCGCCTGGACAACCTCTTCGGGCGAGCCGCCGCCGGCCGCGATGGTCCTTTTAACGACCTCGTTTAACTCTTTCATGCCGCGAATGCGGCCTGCTGTGCCTTCCTCGTTATAGGCCGTGTTGGCCATCAGCGCCAGACTGCGGTCGTAGCTCATCGCACGGCCTGCCGGACCAGCGACGACGTGCGTGGCGGCAGCACCCGCGAGCGCAAGTTCGCCGACACCGACCACGGCGCCACCAATACGCTGGCCGAAGTGGATACCGCGCTCGGTACGCGAAAGGCGGCCCATTTCGGTGTTCAGTTCCGCCACGGTCGTGCGCATACTCTGGAACGCGCGGGCCTGTTCCTCTGCGGAGAGCTGGCCTGACTCGGCAAGGCGTTCGTAGGCGCGTTGCGTGCGCTCGATCTCGCGCTGTATCTCGTGCTCGGTGCGAATGTTCAGCGTGCGCAGCGCCTCATTGAACTCGGTCTGCGCGCGCAGGCGCTCGTCGATCGCGCGATTGGCCTCGCGTGCGATCGCGCGCTCGGCGCCCACCGCAGTCTTCTCTTTCTCCGAGTAAGCCGCAACGGATTCCGAGATGCCGCGCTGGATGGCTCGCTCGGCCTGGGTGGTTGCCTGCGCGCGTGTCGATGCGCCGCGAACGCCTGCATCCGTGACAGCGTCAACGCTGCGCGTAGCTTCACGGCTTTGCTCGACCACGCCGCCGAGCGTGCGGCGCATCGGGCCAGATAGCTCGTCGCGCTGCTTGAGCAGGAGGGAGACTGAGAGATCGCCGGACATGACCTATTTCTGTTTGCGCCGGCGCTGGGACTTGATCCGGCGTTGCTTGATATCGAACTGGCCACCGCCGTTCGCGCCCGCCGTACTGCGGAGGGTCACGAGGCGCTGGACTGCCGCTACGTAACCCTCCAGTTCGACCAGCGTCAGGCCGACGATGCGGGACTCGTCGAATCCGTGGCTGGTGAGGAAGGCGACGGTGAGCCGGTATCCTGCGAGGGCTGATTCGATGCCTTCCGCTTTTTTTTAAGCTCTTTCTCTGCGGCGGCGAGCACGTCGAAATCGTCGTCGACCAGATTCTTCGAGAGGAAGTCGTAGGTCATCGCCTCGGCCGGGATCGTGCCGATGCGCACGATGGTGTGCGCCAGCATCGCCGCGTGCAGCTTCAGGGTCGAGGCCGCACCGACCTCTTCCAATGCGGCGATGTTGTCGCCGATCATCGGCAGGCGCAGCTCGAAGTCGGTATGCGTCGCGCCGTCGTAGTCGATGCCGAACGTCAGCTTTCCGGTTTCGGTAATCATTCGGCGATCTCCCGCAGGGCGTTCATCTTGATGTCACGGCGACCTTCATTGTCGACCGTGTACTTGGCGCCGACGCTCGTGGTAAAGCAGTCCTGATAGGTGGTTCGCTGGCCACCGGGCGCACTCGGATAGACGGTGATCTTCGAGCCTTCGATGCTGCCCCAGTCGAGGTCGCCGGTCAGGGGGATCACGACCGTGACCGACAGCTCGATCTCCGGCACGCCCTTCGAAAAGCCCTTCGGGCGGCCGGTGCTGTTCATCGTCTTGACGAGCTTGCGGCCGGTCTTCGTCTGGACGTCGATATCGGTCACCTCGACTTCAGTGCCGTCGACCTCCATCACGATGGCGCCAGCGTATTCTTCCAATGCCATTTCGGTTCTCCGGTGGCTGCGTTAGAGGATCAGGTCGATCACGGCCGCGAAGACGTGCAGACCTGGCACGATGTTGCACGGCAGCTTCGCGTCGAGGCGCGTGGGGTCCTGCAGATCCTGCTCAACGAGGAACTGATTCTTGTACTGGTCGACGTTCTGGATAATCTCCGCGTCTTCCGCCTTGTAGGCCACGTCGAGCAGCTCGGAGCGCACCTTGTCGGCCGTTTTTGCGTCGTTTTTGGCACGCGGGAAACGCAGTGCGATGCGCTGGCGCCACGCCTCGCGCATGTAGTCGAGCGTGCGGATCGTCGTGATGTCGAGCAGCGACGGATCGGACACGCCCTGCGCGTTGACCGTATAGGTCGAGATCGCGCGCACGATCTGCACCACATTGCCCGGTCCGACCTCGAACGGGGACACGCCGTTCCAGAGCGCGCTCTCCTGTTCCGTGCGGCCCGGTCGCAGCGTTACGTCGGTGGCATCGAGACCGGTAAGCGGCAGAGTATCGAGCGGCATCGACGGGTCCTGCTCGGAGGCGACCTCGGCGGCGTAGGCGGCGGCAATCTGCCATGCCGGCAGCGTCGAGCCGTTGTGCCAGCCGAGAGAGATACGACCGCTGTTGATGGCCGTCGCCAGCGTGGTCGCGGTTGCCAGCGTGCCGGGCCAGCCCGCAAAGCCGAGCGCACCGCGCTGTTCCATCGGGCTGGACACCGCGTCGAGGTGTGTTCGCAGCGCGGTGAGCGCGGTGGCCGTCGAGAACGGGCTCGCGATGATGTCGTGGCCAGCACCGAATACGGCAGCAAGCGCATCGCTGATATCCGGGTCGTTCTGGCCACCGGACATCGTGGTGACCGTGCCGCTCACGCCATCGGCCTGCGATGCGAACGCAATCGTGATGCCGTTGCTGGCAGCGCCCTTGTTGCGCGCGGAGATAGTGATCTTTCCCGGCGTCTGTGCGTCGACGCTGGCCGTCACGGGCAGGTTCGGCTGATTGCCAATCTGCGCGACGAGCGCCGTGGCGATCGCAGCGGCCGTGTCGCCGCTATTCACGGCGACCGTTGCCGCAACGTTCGCTATCGAGATGCTCACCGAGCCGTTGGCCGTCGCCGCGCCATCGAGGAGCAACGCGCCGGTCGCGAGCACGCCGGCCGCGTCGTCGTCGACGGCGATCATTGTGAGGGCCACATAGTTGTTCGCGGTGAGTCCCGCCATCGCCATCTGGTGGGCGATCGAGCCGCGGCCGAAATACGTCGCAGCGTCCTCATCCGAGAACACCGACACGGCCTGCAGCGCGGGAACGGTGCCCGTCGTCAGGCGTTGCCCGATGAAGAGCACGAGCTGGGGATTGCCCGGCAGCGCGTTGACCGCGCCCGTCGTATTGAATTCGAAATAGTCACCCGGCTTGCGCGTGCTCGCCGGGATGCTGCTAAAACTGATGTTCGGACTGTTCATGTCAGCTCCTTTTTAACGGCGAACTGCGATCACGCTTCGGACGCGACGCCGCGCGCTACGGCCGGCGTACCCGTCGCGCCCGACGACTTTCCGGCGGCCGGCTTCGCGTCGACGACAACCAGATCGCCCTCGGCCACGCGGCGACGGTAGTAGGCCGACGCGGGCACTTCCTGCTCCTGCGCGTCGGTGATGTATTTGCGCGGGGTTCCCTCCATCGGGACCATCACGCCAGCAGCTGCCTTGACTTTCATTGCGACTCCTGTGAGGGGGGCAAGGTGACGATGTCCTGCGCCTGCGGCAAGCCCGACTCGGGCGCGTTATTGACAAACGTGTTGAGTTCGACCGACTTGAGATCGGGGGTGGCCGGGTCGAGCTGGCCGTGATACAGGGCGAAGAGCGCGTCGAGTCCGGACGTCGGGTCGCTCGCGTCGACAGTGGCCGGATCGACCGGCTGCGGATACGTGCGACCGACCAGCGCCTCTTCAATCCACGCGGTGTGGAACTCCAGAGCGAACACCGAGAAGGCGTCACGCTGGAGCTTTGTGTTGAACAGCGTGCGAACAGCACCGGGCTCTAACTCGCGGATCGGCAACGCGAGATCCTGCCGCGTGACGAGCCGCGTCACGGCCCAGATCAGCATGTTGGCGCCGACCTCGGCGAGGCTCGCACCGCCCTGGCGGCTCGCGGCCTCGCTGCGCACGCTGCGGTCACCGACCATGACGACGAACGTGGCGTCGCGCTTCCACTTCCGTTTGCTTTTGTCGACCGGCTCCGACTTGCGGATGCCGCCGAAAGTGACCCATGCGGCCGGCAGGTTACGCACGACATCAGCGAGCCCGTCGTCGTCGAACTCACCCCCGTAAGTGCTCACCCTGCGCACCATCTGGCCAAGGCCGCGCGTAAGGCGATCGACGATCGCGTTCTCGACGGCAGTGATGATCGGCACGGGCGCGGCCATCAGTACGCTCCGCGATCGCTACGGCTGAAGATCTTCGTGCCGGTGTTGAATTCGATCGTGCTCGACGTCTGCACCTGACCGGCCGGTGTGAGGCCAAGGGTGACCTTGCCGCTCGAAGCCAGTTCAAGAAAGCGCACGGCATCCTTGTAGCGCGTCTCGATCTCCTCGCTGCCACGCGTGCTGCCCACGCACAGGTTGTAGCGCGCGATATCGCAGCACACCGTCACGAGGAACTTCGGCACGATCTGCAACGGCAGCGCGTAGCGACCCGACAGATACGTGTCGATCTGCGCGCTGGCCGTATCGAGCGCCTGCCCGAGCACGGTCGGATCGATCACCCCGGCCTGGCTGCGATCGGTCAGGGCGACCACTTCGTCATTGCCGAAGCGGGCGACCATATCGGTCTGCGCTGCGTAGTCCATCGCTTACTTCCGGCCGTGCGGCTTGGTGGTCGAGATGCCCGCTTGCGACTGTGCGGCGTCGGCCGCAGTAGCGCGCAGCGTTTCGACCTCGGTGGACAGCGACGACGCGCGCTCGGTCTGGACGCGCAGTTGCGTCTGCAGATTCGCGATGTATTCGACCGGGCTTTCGGTCCACACGAAGTCGGCCGGCAGCGCCGCGATCAATTCATCGACGATCGCTTCCTTGCGGCGCATCTCCAACAGATCCGCAGCGCTTGGGGTGTCCAGCTCGACCTCGCACACCGAGAGCATGCGATCGTGCTCCAGCTCCTTGATCTGGTGCTTCGTAAGCGTCGATACCGGGATGTTGACGGCGGATTCGCCGAAGAGCAGACCGGCGCGACGGTAGCCGTTGCGCTTTGCCTCAACGACCAGAACCTTGGTTTTTTCCGACACAGGTGACTCCTGGGTGATGTACTGGAATTACACCGCTGCCCAGACATTGCCCGGCGGGCAGCGGACGATCCTTCCTCCGCGCTTACCGGCTCGCGCGGCAGTTCTCGCTCACGGGGTATGCGTTACTGAGCGGGGGCGCCGGCCGGCGCGGTCGTGCCAGTCGAGCCCCACGCGAGCTGCCAGAAGCCATAGGCTCCAGCCGCGCGCGCTTCGGCACCGAACTTGAACTTCTTGCGCGTGAACACGCCTTCAGCTTCCGGCTCGGTCTGCTGCACGAACACGGGCGCCTTGCGTTGCTGGTAGATGAACGGCTTGACCGGCTTGGTCGTATCCAGCACGAACCATGCGCTGTCCGAGGTCAGGCGCGCGTCGCAGATGACCTTCATCGTCCCCTTGTACGGGTTCGGCATGCCGTCGTTCAGACGGTCGTTGATCATCAGCGCGTTGGCGGTGTCTTCGAGTGCCGGCGGCACGAGCAGGATGTTCGGGTTGATGTTCAGCGGCCGGCCTTCGTTGTCGGCCACCTTGCGCAGCTGCGTGCGCGCCACGCCGAGACTGTTCATCGCCTGCGCCTGACCTGCGATCGACAACTGCACGTTGCCGAGGTTGGACCACGGTTCGCCCTGGACCGGATGTGCGCCCGAGAAAAACGGCTGACCGTCGTAGCACGGGTTCTCGAAGGCACCATTGACGACGCCCAGCACGATCTCGTCGGGCAATTGCTTCGCCGAGTAGCCGGCCGACTGCGCCATCGGCGCGTAGATGCCGAGGTTGTCGTCCTCGATGTCGTTGCGGTCGACTTCGACGGTCGCTTCCCAGTCCTGGTTGACCACCGTGTAGCCGTGGGCGATCAGCGCCTTGACGTCCTTTTCGCCGATCCACTGGCGCATGCGCGGGAAATTTTCGAGCCACGCATAGACGTTCTCGCGGGAACCCGACGGCGAGAGCATCGCAATCTGATCCCACATGACGGGCGCCCCCTCGAACGCGTTGTTGAAGCTCGCGTTCAGGTTCAGGAAGACGGCCTGGATGGTACTGGCATTGACGAGCATGTATTAGCTCCCTCTATATGTGAATGTCGCCGGGCTGCTGGCTCGTTACAGGACCCAGACGCCGCTGGCGTCCACGCCGTACACGTAGCCAGCGGGCGAACGGGTATTGCCACCGTTCGTCGCCGCGACCGTCTGGTTGTCCTCGACGTAGCAGGGTTTGCCGAGCAGCGCCTGCGTCACCGGATCGTCGGCAGCATTGGCCCACTGGAACATCAGGCCGCGCCGCACCTGCACGACAACAGCGCCAGCTGCGCCGCCGGTGTTGTCGACGGACGCCTCCGAGCGGCCCAGATACGTGAGGTTCTCGGCGGTGCTACCTTCGACGGCGTCGCCCTGGGCGTTCACGCACACGATCACGCCCGCACGGATGACGGTGTTGGCTGCAACCGGTACGGCGATGATTTCGCCGTCCTTCAGCGGTGTATTACGGTCAGTGGTCGTGGCGGTCATTGTTCAGCTCCCGACGCGGACTTGATGACGTCAGCCGGTTTGTTGCCGAACATCCGGCACACGGCGACGAGCGTGGGGTCGGTGGTCACGAGCTGCCCGACATCGGTGTCGCCGGCCGGAGCACGCCCGCCGGTCTGCTGGCTCGTGAGTGCTGCGATCTTCGGCGCCGATTCGACGTAGCTCTTGAGCGCAGCGAGATTGCTCTTGCCGAGGTCGCGTGCCCACGTTTCCTGGGCGGGCAGCAGCTTGCCGGCCGACAGTGCAGCCTGGACCACCTCCTCGACTTCGCGACCGGTTTGCTGGGCGGAAAGCGCGGCAACCTGTTTCTGCAGGTCGGACACGACGGCGATCGGGACGTATTGCGCCGGGTCCGGTTTGCCGGCAGCAGCGGTGAGCGCCGCGATCTGCGCGGTGTCGTTAGCCTTCTGGGCGGTAAGGGCGGCCACCTGATCGGCGTCGCTCTTCGCTTTCGCGAGGTGCGCGTTCAAGGCGGTGGTCGCCTGGTCTTCAGACGCCCGCACGTCGAGCCCGAGGGCCGTGAGCAGTGCCTGCAGCAGCTTGTTCATCTGCGGCTCCTGGGTTGAGGGGAAAAAAGCGGAAAGTGCAACGGTCTGCATGCCGTCCAGACCGGGGTTGTTTGTGAGTGCAGCCATACGCATGCGCTGCACGTCACCGGTCTGGGCGTTGAACTCGAATACGGGAGAGATGAAGCGGTACTCGCCATCCGCGATGGCGCGTGCGGCGGCCGGTGTCCACTCGACATCGGTTGCGAAGAGCCCCTGGCCTTCGCGCCATTCGAGGTTCTTGAACCAGCCAGCGGCCGGCGCGGGCTGGCCGTTCTGTTGACTGCTCAGGGTCTGGTGCTCATAGTCGATCACCATCGGATTGGATTGCTGCGCGGCGAGGGCCACGACGGATGCCGCCTGATCCGGGCCGCACACCCACTGGCTGCATGTCGCGACGGATGCCGGCCGCCCGTCGATGGACGAGAAGCGGCCCGCCGGTAGCAGCTGGATCGACTTGCCGGTGCGGTCGGTGATTTCGACGGTCAGGGCGGCGATCGCCGAGCCCGATGTGCGTTTCGTAGCCATGCCGTCATTCTGTTGACCGGCACGGCAAGAAAAGAGTGGAACGGTGTCAGTTCGGAGGCGTCACCCGGCTATCGGGTGAGCATGCGGAACCGGAAGGATGATCCGGCGCGTTTTAACGGGGGTTTAACGGGGTCGCCGGGGGCAACGATAGGGTACGGCGCGTAGCAACCCCGCCAACGGCTCCCAGCGCCCGATTTCGGAACTGGTCATCCGACCACGTTGCGCAGGTAGTTTGCCATCGCTTCCTCGATCGCGATACCGTCCGAAGTCGTGATGGCGAGAAACGGTCGCGCGGGGATTTTCGAGCCGGGGTGATTGACCTGTTTCGCGAAGATGCCGCCGAAGTGAAGCGCCTTGGCGTTCTTCGGACGGATCACGTGCGGTTTCGTCGTGCCGCCGAACTGGTGGATCGCCGCATAGACGACGTTAGTGCCCACGCGCGCGCTCGTGGCGTCGTAGCTCGGCGTGATACTGGAGGCAAGTCGCCCGGACGCCTGCAGGATCTTGATCGAGCGGGCAACACGCTGCCCGACCTGCAGGCTCCATGCGCCGGACTTCAGCACGCCGCGCCCCTTGCCGAGCTGGCTGCCGACGCGCTGCTGCAGCGTCGATGGCTTCAGCCCGAGCCAGCGCGGCCGGCCCTGCTGCGCGAAATTTTCCTCGACGGCGTCCCACATGATGTCGCCAATCTGCCGCATCACCGGACTGGCGTCGGCGACAGCAGCGACGAGGCGTTCGAGGGTCGCTTCCAGCCCGCTGGTGTCAATTGCGATTTCGATCATGTGCTATTCTCCAGTTACCCCGATTGCAGTCGCACAGGCTCCCGACTGGCGCGTCCAAAGGAACTGCACGGTGGCCCGCAACGAGTCGGCGTCGCGGGCCTTTCTATTTCCGGTATGCCAGAAAGCCATCGCGCTGCTTCTGGATATAACGACGCCGCGCATCCGGGCCGCGATCCGCATTCGACATCATTGACGTCGAAGCCGACCAGCCGTCCTGCCCGAATTCGAACACGCTCAACCCGTATTGCGGCCCCTGCTGTCCGTCGACAAGCCACGACTTGATATAGCGGCGCTTGAGCAGCCACTTGTCGGGCTGGTCGCGGCTTTGCTCCCAGCGCAACCAGATTTCGTCCGGCGCCTGCACTGCACGGGCGAGCAGCGCCATGTACGGGCCGCGACCATCCTTATCCGCCTTCCAGCTGCCGTCGCCCGCCTTGAACAGATCGTCGGAGATGGCCAGCCGGGAATGGGCGACGTCCTCGTAGACTTTCGTCTGGCCAGGCTGGATGCCGAACTCGTGGAGAAACGCCTGCGCGTACTGCTCGGGCGCGAGGTTCGACGGCAGCAGGCTCGATGCCGGTACCGTTGTCGGCATGGGTAGCTCCGGCAGATCGACACCAACCGGAAACGTGCGCGGGAGCGTGTCGAGCGGCGGCGGCGTGAACGGCCGCTGCCACTCGCGGCCAGGATTGAATCCAAAGCCGGGGTCGGGCAGCACCTTTTTTCCCGTCGCCGGATCGGAGTACGCAAGCGCCGGCCGCCTTATGCCGGTGCGATCGACGATCTCGACTTCGACAATGTGCCCGTCGCTGTTCCGTACCGGCACGCCGTTTTGTTCGACCCAGGCTCGTGCGCGCGTGCGGACGCGGCACCGGCAGTTGTACCCGTTCGGCGGGTAGAACGTCGCCCAGAACGGGTCGTCGTACCGGTAGATCGAACCGGACAGCGCCGCGTGCGCCGGCCGCGTTCGATTGTCGAGCACCGCGACGTATTCCCAGTACGGCCGCTCGCCGACGCTCTCCATCTGCGAGGCGAAGCGCCCGGCCATGTACGCCGACTGCATGTTCGTCTGGAAGATCGTGTTGAGCCGGCGCGGCGTGAGACGCCGCCCCTGTATCTCGCCCGTGTCGCCGTCGACGACGTCGCCGCGCCCAAGCCATCCCTTCTTCTGCAAGACGGGCATCAGCTCGTCTTTAAACTGCGCGAGCGTCTTGCCGTTTTTTAACGCATCCGTGAGCGCTTGCCGGATGTCCTGCAGCACATCGACCTTCATCACGCCCGCGACCGTGAATGCGCGGGCATGCGCCTCGGCCCACACGTCCTGCCATTTGAATCCGAGCTGGTATCCCTTTGATTCGAAGAACCGGATTGCCTGCTCGGGCGGCAGGCCGATCGCATACTGCAGGTCAATTCCCGCCATTGACGCGACCCCAGATGTCGGCGACGAACATGGCGCGCGCGAGCAGCTCGGCGAGCGTGGTCTCATCCATGTCCGGCTGCGCCGTCAGCAACGCCTCGATCGCGCTGTCGGGTGTCTCGCCGTTCCTGATCGCCTGGATCACCGGCGCGAGCAGCTTGTCCATGCCGGCCGCGAGAGGTGCAGACGGCAGCCCGTCGATCGTATCGTCGAGCTGGGCCTGATCCGGATAGACCGTCTCGCCGCGCCGGTTGGTGAGCACGGCGCGATACGTCATCTGCGCCTGCTTCACGGGCGGCTGTGCGTCGGGCGCGGGTGCCGGCCGGAACTCGGGCGGAAGTGCCTGCAGCGGCTGAGGGATCGAGAGGATCGGCTCATCACCGTCAGCGGCCGGGATGGAGAGTTTCTCGCGCGCCCAGCCCACCGGAATTGGCAGGCCCATCGCTACGAGCTTCGGCAGGGAGTCCGCGTACAGCTTCAGATCCTCCGGCTCGCGCGTTTCGAACGTGAGGCGCGGCAGACGCCGGATGTCGATCACACCTTTGTTGAGCGCGACGATCGGATAGATCAGGTCGCGCGTGAGCGTCGATTCGAGCTGCCGTGCGTCCGACACCATGAGGTCGTGGCGCACCTCGTTATGCACGTTGCCGAGCGCGTGCGTCGACGACTTGCCGTCCGCCTGACTCGTGAGCGTGCCGCCCAGAATCACCTTGGACTGCGTGCGCTCCATATAGTCGACGAGCGCGAGGTGCGGACTGTGGCCCGACGTGCTCGCGGCTTCCTTGAACTCGATCAGCATCTCCTGCGGGATGATGCCGGCCGCGTTGTGGCCGATGCCGGTGACGGCGCGCAGCAGCGCAGCCTTCTCGTCATCGGTTGCGCCGCCCGGATAGCGGCCCACGCGCAGCGGGATGCCGTAGATTTCAAGCAGCTCCATCAGGTCGCGCACGCCGTAGTTCTTGAAGAGGTACGGCCACGCGAGAATGCGGTGCAGGCCGCTGCGCGCCACATAGCCCGACTTGGCGCGGTGCTTGTGCAACACCCACCCGAACGGCCACAGCGGCGTACCCATCACCTCCATGCCGCGCAGACGGATGTTGTCGCGATCGTCCCACGGCGTCATGAACCACCGCTGCGGCCGGCGCGTGAGTGCAGTTGGAAGCCACATGTTCTCGATGCGGCTCCAGGTGATTTCAAGCGCAGAGAACCCGTGGCCGATAGCGTCGAGCGCATCGAGCAGCATGTCCTCGAAGAACGTCATATCCTGCAGCGTCTCGCGCACCCACGCCGCGAGCTTGCGCTCAGTCGCCGATGCGTCGCGCGGCGGCAGCACATCCCAGTCAAGCGTGAGCAGCACGCGCTTGCGCTTGCTCATCTCGGCGAAGATATGACCGTCCTTTTCCTCCATGTCCGTGAACAGGTCGGACTGTGGCAACAGGTAGCCGAGTTCGGCCGCCTCCATGATCTGGTAGAGCTTCTGTGGCGTGAGCCGCAGTGACGGGTGCTCCTCGTAGCTCGACTTTAGCCAGCCGAGCTGGGCAGTCTGCTGCTCGCGCAGCACCTGCGACTGGATCGGGTTGCCGTTCACATCGACGATCTGGGGCATCTCTTTTCCTTACCAGGCACCGCAGTCAAAACTGCTTGCCTCATCATCGTTTTGATCACCATTTCGCGCGTGTTTTGACACGGGCGTGTATTCGAACTTCGCGCCGCCGCGCGATACGGCGATCGCCCACAGGAGGTGCAGACCGCACAGTCCGTCGTAGTGGTGACCGCTCTGCGGCTCCGGCCACGCATCCAGCTCGGCCAGCAGCGCCGTGAGCGACGGGTGCATGAGGATCGACGGCGCGAGCCGGTCCGTGATGAACGGCTCCAGCGAATCGATGCGTACCTCCTGCGGCACCGTCGCCGTCACGCCGACGAGCGGCAGCGCGACGCCGACGGCGAGCCCGGCCCTGATGAAACTCTGGCGCGAATGCTCATACGCGTTGTTGTTCTCGAACGCGATCGAGAGGCACCGGAACTCGCGCTGCAGCGTGATCAGGTCGGATTCCAGCTTCGACGGCACGCGGCGCTTGATCTCCGCGTGCATGACGTGCAGCTTCTTCGCGACCGTGTCCCACCCGCCGACGAGGAGCGAGGACGGGTCGGAGCTTTCGCCCCGGCCCATCGACGGGTCGCACGCGCCGAAGATGCGCCAGTATTGCGAGCGCTGCGCCCAGTACGTGATGTGCCCGAACACGCGGTCTTCGTCCGCGCGCGGGTCGCCCTGCATCTCGGTGGCGAACGCGCGCGGCGACTTCGCACGCTGGCGCATGAGCCAGTAAAGCGATCGCACGCTCGGCCACGACGTCACGGCACCTTCGTCCATCTCTGCGGCGTGCTGGATGTAGAAGCGGTGCGATGGCAGTGCGGTGTCGGGCACGACTTCGCCGCGCGCCGCCGCATCGCTGATCGCGTCCTTGTCCGCGTTCAGCATCAGCGCCTCGCACTGTTCCCACAGATCCATGTGCGTGGGCATCGCCTCGATCGCGCGGAAGTGATGCACGACGTGCCCGATGCTGCGCTTCGCGCGCGAGATCGGATCATCCTTGTCGAGCACCGTGCCGACGCCGACATACTTCACGGTGCCGTCCGGCGGCCCGAGATAGTCGATCGCTTTTTCCAGCCACGTCCAGCGGTTCTGCCGTTCGGTCGGACTCTTGGCTTCCGCGTCAGTGATCAGATCGTCGCCGAACAGAACCTTCGGACGGCTTGCGCCGTGGAACGTGCCGCGAATGGCCTGCTCGGCACCGAATGGCTCGACCTTCACGCCCGTGCGCGAGATGAACTCGCCAACCTTCCACATCGGCCCCTTTCCGCACACCTCGGGAAAGTCGAGCGCGAGTGCGGCGTTAGCCGTCAGCTCCGTTTTAACGACTTCGAGCAGCTTCGTCGGCAGCGATGTTTCGGCGCCGAGCAGGATCAGGTAGTCGAGGAACGGCGGCGTCTCGCCAGTCCATCCGATCTCGCGGCGCACTTCCTCACGCTGCAGGAGCGCCTGCACGATGATGTACACCGGGCCGATCTTCGTCGTGAGCGACGACTTCGCCTCGCCGCGAGGCGCGACCCACCACTCGCGCGTGCCGCCGGACTGGCGCAGCAGCTTCGCGAAGCGGTTGCAGAAGTGCGCCTGGAAGAGCGACGGCGTGCCACGGATGTGATGCGGGAAATACGTGTAGGCGAAGAACTGATAGTCGCCGTCGACGAGCACGCGACGGCGACGAGCGAGCCGGGCCTCTGGCGACGGATCGAGGCCGGTTGCGTGGGCATCGATATCGCGCCGCAGCTGCGCGGCCAGTTCGGCCAGCTCGTCGCGGAAATCCTTCTCGGTGAACTTCTGGCTCATATCACCCGGCTTGCGCAGCGAGAATCTGGTCGAGCGCCTCGTAGGCGTCAAAACCATCGAAACAGTGCCGCGTATCACGAACGCGAATGGTGCGGCCGGTCACCAGCTCCACGACAAGCACCGTATCGCCGTAGCTGTCGATGTAGGCATGAACGACGTGCTGTGCGTTCACGACCTCGTGTCTGCCGAGCTTGATCATCATTTCGAGTCGCCCTCCGGTTTGCCGATACGCAGCACGACATGCCGCGAGCCACAACCCATCAGCGCGCAGTCGTGATCGCGCGGCAGATCGGCGTCGCTGTCCGCGCAGATGACAATCTGGGACGGCGTGTCATACGCCGTCCCGAGCTTGCTGATGCCGCTGCCGAGCGTCCACCAGTTAGCCATATGCCGTCGCCAGTTCGTCGCCGAACGGTCCGAGGATCTCCGCGAACGTCACGATATGGTCGGGATGGCGTTCCTTGATAAACGCCGCGAGCCGCTGCACCACGCCCATCGCGACGGCCAGTTCGTTCGTCTCGGGCAGCACGCGCTTGGACGCGTTGATCGTCTTGTTGTACGCGTCCGCAAGACTTGCGAGCATCGACACCTTGTCGGCCGGATTGATCTCGGCCGTTTCGAGCCGGTCGATCGTCGCCTGATACTGCGTGATCATGCCGGCGAGCATCTGGCGCGCGGCGCTTTCGATGCCGCCGCCGGCCATCAGTTGCGCGGCCTGCGCCTTCTCCCAGTTGTCGCCGTTCGCGAGCGCGTCATCCTTCCATCGCCGTGCAGTCGAGTACGAGATACCGTGTAGCGAAGCAGCGATTTCGACGGACAGGCGATCGAAGACGAACGATCGCCTGACCTTGTCGCGGAGTTCCTTCGGATGCGCCATGTGTCCTTTACAGGCCGAGCTTCGTGCGCGCGAACGAGATACCAGCGGCGACGATGCCGCCCGCGACGCCGCCGGCCACCCCGCCGGCCACGGCACCGTTGCGGATCGCCGTTTTCTTGATCGCCGAAATTTGCGTGGACAGGTCCGTCACGTTGGCGTCGATCTTCTTGAGCAGCGCGAGCGACTCGCTATCGCTGCCCGTCGCCGCTGCTGCGACCAGAGCATTGCCGCTGTCGCCCGAGGTCGCGGACGCCGTGCCCGAAACCGATACCGTCACCGTACCGGCGAGCGCGGGTGTCGGTACGGGTGCCGGGGCACCAGCGCTGCCAGCTGCTGCCGGATTGCCGGTCGGCGCCGCCGCGCCCGACGTCGCGTCAGCGGTAGCTGTCGTCGCGTCGGCGCCGGCAGCCGGCGTGGCCGACGCTGCCGCAACGCCCGTCGTGGTCGTGGCGGTGGTGACCGCAGCGGTGGTCGCGGGCTGGTTCTGACCGCTGAGTGCGTTCGCCGCAGCCATCAGGATCGCGGCCATCTGCTCCGGCGGCATCGCATTGCTGGTGTTGCTCGTGTTGGTCGTGTCGCTCATGGGGTTTTCGCCTTCATCAGGTAGGCTTGCAATGCATTGATCTTCGCGTCGATCTGCTGGAACAGCTTGCGCGTCTCTTCGCGTTCGTCCTTCACTTCGTCGCGGCTTGCACATCCTTTTGCCACGGCCTCGCGGAAGTCAGCGAGATCCTGCGATAGCTTCGCGATCGCCTTGCGATCTTCCTTCGCGTCGCTCTGCACGCGGGCCACCCAGATGCCGCATGCGGCAAATGCGACGGCCCATAGCGCACAAACGACCGCGGTGACGATCGTGGTCCCGTCAAGGGTGAATTGCATATCCGAGTCGTAGTCGTTTTTCGCGCCGCGTTTGGCACTCGATGCAGAACTGGCATCCGGGTACCGCGTCGCGCCGCGCCTGGGGAATTTCCACGCCGCATCCGTCGTCGGCGCAGTACTGTGCAGATACGGCCGGCGTGGACTGGACCCGACGTGTACCTGCTGCGATCACGAGTTCGCGGAACAGCTCTTCGATGGCGCTCGCGTGATCGAAATCGTCTGGCATAGATCTCCCTGCTAACGGGTGGCCGGTGTTGCGCCGGCCGCTTGCGATGCTGCCTGCGACTGAAGGCTGCGGATCGCCTTCAGTTTGTCTTCGGTGCCGTGGGCGCGGTTGGCGTAATCGACAAACCAGTCGAGGACGTCGGCCTGTGATACCCCGGAGTCAACGGCGGCATCGGCGCCGGATCGGCCAGCAGCGCTGCCGGAATCGGTGCCGGCCTGCAGGGCTGCGTCACTATCGTCGGCAATGCCGGCTGCTGCGTTCCACAGCCGTACAAAACCGCGAGAAAACACACAGTCATAGGCAGTAGCAGCAGGCGCAGCAACCACGCCTGAGCCCGTGCGCGGTACCGGCGCAATGCGCGGCTGAGAGACGTCATCGATTTGCTCCTTGAGCGCGGTAGCGCGTGTAGCGCCGTTGGTCTGGTCGTTGAGAAAACCCGATTCGGCCGCCTGCCCGAGTGCGACGTTGGCGGCGTACCGCCCGAACGCATCGTTCGCAGCGGACGCGGATGCCTGCTGGATCGAAGCCTTGTAGTTGGAGAGATTCTTCTCGCCGATGACCTGGGCGTTGTGGTACCCGAAGTCGTAGGTCTTCGTGAAGGCGAACGCCACCACGATGGCGATCACGATCGCGGTGCCCACCTTGATGTAGGTGGTGAGGCCAGAGAACGGATTCATTCCGGTGCTCCTTGCGGACGGCCACGCCATACGCCGATGGCCTGAATGACGGCCGAGTAGCCGCCGACACACCCGAGATAGGCGAGCCACACATCGAACGAGAGCTGACCTTTCATGCCCTCGTAAATGAACATGCCCGTCGAGACTGCCGAGGCGACGTTCGGCCAGAGCTTCGAGTGCGAGAGCTTGCCGTCGACGCCAGTGATGAGATCGCGAAGCGCCATCATTTACCTCGGGCACCGTTGCGGCGCTTCGCGGCTGCGCGACGCGCGGCGCTAACACCGGTGGGTTTGCGGCCCGGCGCGGCGGGACGACTGGGACCGGTGAACACCGGATCGGCTACGGGTGGCCACGACTTCCCGAACAGGAGCGCGGCAGCAGCAAGCAGGGAAAATCGCCCCATTACGCCACCGCCACGGTGCCGCCTGCAGCCTGATACGCAGCGACGAGCATCGACGCCGCGTTCTGGTGCTGACCGTAGCCGTTGCCCGGCAGCGATGCCCAGATGTTCGAGCAGGCGGCGACGGCTGCCGTGATATGGCCGTCGAGAATCAGCGGGATTGCCTTGCGCTCGCGGATTTGCTGGATTGCGATGAGGTCCTGCGAGAGCGGGCTGAAATCGTCGAGGTGCAGCAGTTGGGCATACGCCACGTACCAGTGATGGAGCAACTGGTAACGACCGGCAGCGGTCGAGTCCAGCGCGTGATTCAGGACGTTCGGGTGCGTGGCATAGGACGAGAACAGAAGAGGCTTGTCAGCCGTGGCCCCGACGAGCACGTTATAGCCGTCGTCGCTCGCGTTGAGCAGCGGCGAGCCAATCTCGCTCGCCGCGATCATGTCCAGAAACGCGATCACGTTCTGGCCGCCTGCCTGTACTGCGCTGATTCGCGCCATCTACTCCTCCGAAAACCGTATCACTCGATGAGAACGATCTTCGCGGATGAAGCGTGAATGCCTAAGCTGGAGGGTGTCAGTATCCAAAGCAGAACGCCCCGCACAAGGCGGGGCGTTCGAGATAGAGGCGGGTAGTCTACAGCAGGGTGTTAAAAAAGCGCGGCCTGATTTCCTGCGTGAGCCTCGACATCGTTCTTCTTGAGAATGCGCCAGATCTGCCGGTCAGACAGGCGGTATTTCGTGACCAGCGCAACCACTGCATAGATCGCGCTGTGCTCGCGGGTGATGCGATCGAACTCCGCGCGGATCTCGCGATACATCAGCTCACGCAGCGCCGTTTTGCACAATGGGATGTACAGCATATCGCCGCCGAAGTGCTTCGTGAGCACGTCGGCCGCCTCAGCGCCTATCACCTCGGCCAGCGCCTCGTAACGGATCTCGCCGAGGCGGGATCTGCGCAGCGCAACCGGGAAGGTCGTGCCGCCCAGCTCGTCGACCAGCTTCATGGTCGAGGCCATCCCGATCAGGCTGACGATCGTCTGCACGACTTCAGGCAGCAGGTGCTCAACGGCGCAGATCTTCATGCGCGTGCCCTCCTGCGGTTGGCGTCGATCTGAAGCGCGGCAATCAGTCTGGCCAGCATCTCGCTATCGCAGAACTCGATCGCATCAACCTTGCAGACGCGTTTAACCATGCCGTTAACGTATTCCCACGGACGGCCAGCGTCGGCGAGCAGCGCCTCGATCTTGCCCAACTGCGCGGCACGACTGCCCGCTACGCGAGGGCGGTGGCCACCACCTTTCGGCTGAAAGCCACAACGCTCAAGGTGGCGCAGTACCTGCGCCGCGCTGCGGGCGTCCAGATCCTTTGCCGACTCGACGCCGCCCACCGAGCGCAGCATGGCACGGTAGCTGTCATCGTCCATCACGAGCTGTTGCTTCGCGATGTGGATCTTCGCAAGGGTTGATTTCGAGATTTTCATTGCGGCCTCCACCAGCGCTGCAGCCTCCTTCGGCACAGATAGAGAAGGAAAGCGATGCCGTTCGAGATGACATAAAAGTCAGGCATGGCCAAGCCTCGCGATCTCGGGCGCCGTACCAAGTCCCTTGCTCACGTTCGCACGTTTCCCGGACGCGTATCCGGACATGCGATCGCCGAAACTGTCACGACGCCCACCGACCTCACGCCTTGTCGGCGAGAGGCTGGACGTAGCCGCGCAGTTCGCCCGCATGTATGCATCGACGAGAGCATCCTGTGCGCCGCTGCGCTGCGCCGGCTGGATCGACTGCCGGACAGCACGCACCCAGCCTTCACAGAACTCGTCGGCACGTGCAGTCTTGTTCTTCGGTCCGCATCGACGCAGCTTTGACCGGATGTAGTCGCGCCGCGGCGCGCGCAACTGCCGCGCGAGCACGTCGAACGTGTACGACGCCACTTCCGGGCCGGGATCGATGCCGATGAACGAATAGCCACCCTCGATGTCGGAATGCGCCCGATTTAGACGCCGGGTAAAAACGAGTTCGCACCCGTACGCATCGGCGACGGTACTCACGAGTGCCACCTCGTAGCGTACCGGGCGGCTTGCCGCAGCGCTTTTCGACCACTCCTCGGAGACGCCGGCCACGAGCGGCTCGGGATGCTCGATACCGAACTGCTCGATCAGCTTCTGGGCCTGACGCATCGCGGCCGCTGCCTCATGTGGCTCGCTGGACTTCGCGAGCGCGAGGCACTTCCTGATTTTTCCGATCGCAGTTTGTTTGTCCACGTTTCCTCCCGTGTCAGCGTTGATCTTCGATCGCTGGTGCGCTGGTCGGCATGACGACCTCGGATGCCGACACCATCGCCATTTCCAGCCGGGGAGTACGCCCGGCGATGTACCGATAGCTGCCGCCGAGGAAATCCTTCTGGCACTCGACTGCTTTCCGGAAAATCCTCATCAACTGCATCGCATCGTCCGCATCAATCAGGTAATCGCTGAAGCCGATCGAGACACACGCGACGTCGCGCGCACGGGGCGCGTTCTTTTTGGTCGCCATGATCAGATCGCCGCGAGATCGAGACTGATCGGCCGGTACTCCTCGGTCTCCTTGATGCGCTCATAGAAGCGCACATATGGCTTCGAACCCGTGACACGGATGCTGTCGACGATCGCGCGCATGGCGGTGGCCCACTTGGGGTCCTCGATCGCGAGGCGGCGCAGGCCGAGGATGCGACCGGTATTCACGTTGCCTTCCTTGTCGACCTGGAATGCTTCGTTGATCAGCGCACGGATCTTGTCGCTGCTGCCTGCCGTCCATTCGCGGATGCACTCGTCGATCAGCTCCTTCGCAGCCTGCAGGCGTTCGTCGAACTGGATACGTTCTGCAATCTGGCGGACGATCTTGTACCGGCCGTCGAACGTGATCAGCGAGATGTTTCCCTTGTTTCCACCAACTCGCACGCCATACTCTTCGTTGCTCGTTTCGATGAATGCCGCAATGTCGGTGAAAGTGCGCGTCTTGAACTCGACCATCTGCGCTTGCAGGCGTTTCGCTTCCTCGATCAAACCGGCGATGGTCTGGTCGCGCAGCTGGTCGATCGGCTTGACCATTTCCTTCGGAACGAGGCGACCGCGTGCGTCGAGAACGTAGCCTTCGGGAATGTGTTGCTTAGTCATGGATCTTTCCTGTCGTTGAGAATGCGTTCATTTCTTTCGTGATGCGCCGGATGGCACCAAGTGCCTCGGCGGCACCGGCAGTGACTTGCCGTTCGGCATCGGTACGTGCCGGCGGCGGTTCAATGGTGGGCGGTGGCGACGCACGGGCATTCGGCGTGCCGAGCCCGGAATGCCCCTGACGTTGCCGTTCGGTGTGCATCTCGGCGCGCGACTCGGCACGATCGATCAGGCCCACGAGCACTTCGAGCAGATAGCCGTGGCTCTTCAACGGCAGGTTCAGACGTCCCTCGTCGCGCGTGGTCAGCATGTGTTCGAAGCCCGCGCGCCACACGTCGATCGGGCACACCCAGACACGGCCATTGCGCTCGAACTGGGCGGTGCGGATCATGGGCGACAGCTCATTGATCAGCGCTGCCACGCGCGAATGGCTCATCTGGCTTTTAGCCGGCGCGAAGAGTCCGATGTAGCGCAGCATCGGGCGGATGAACGAATCGCCGGCCGGGTGAGCCGCGACGATCGCATTCAGCGCTTCGCGCGGCGCGTCGTCGGCCAACACCACGTCGAGGCTCATGACCGCACGGCAGTTCGGGCAGCAGATCTGCGGCAGCGGCATCAGTGGATTGCTCCGGCCGTGGTTCGCTCGTCGTTGACGATTACGTGGCGTGCACAGAAATCGTCGAGCAGCGACTTAACGGCGCTCCCGTCTTCGAGTTTGTGGGCCACGATGATCCGACTGAATTCGCCAGCCATCGACTTGAGGACGCCATCAATGGAATTCCGGTCGGCAGTGATCCGCTTGATCGTCTCGGCCTGATCCGCAATCATCCCCTGTGCAGCGCGCAGCTCCCGGCGCAGAGTCTGCACGTCGTCGATCCGGTCGGGATCGGTGCTGCGCTCGATTTGCGCTTTGGCCCGCGAAACCCATTGGGCAATCTCTTCAGGCGTGCGGCTTGCCGTAGCAATTCTGGCGGCTTCGATGACGCGCTCTGCCGTGTCGGCTCGCCCAACACGAAAGCCCGTCTCGACGTGGGAGACGACGAACCCATCCCGGTCGCCGAAGACATCGCGATGGACCGCGAATGCGCCAGCCGGGGAATTCGGAAGATCAATCGGCTCACCTTCGACCTCGATACGGCGCATGCGGCCTTCGCTGGAACACGTGACGTTAAATTTCATATTAGTAGTACTTATCTGAAAGGATGTTTTTTTGTGGAACTTTTGGCACAATCCGAATCAGTGAGCGGCTTCGACCCAGATCACGCGGACGCCGTGCACGTGGAACTGACCTTTACGGTGGCGACCCAGGCCATTGCCTCCCTCGTAGAAGTAGGTGGCGTCACCGGCTTCGATCAGACGATTGCACTGCTCGGAGGGCTGCACCTGAACGGTCGGAGCGGCCGAGCCGGAATACTCCATGCCGGTCACGACAAAGCCGTCGTCGGACAGCATCGCAATCGCATTGGCCATACGGGCAGCGCCGAGCCACATCTTCTGGTTGATCGGAGCCGGCTCGTGGGCGACGGCGTTAAAAGCGTGGGTCATTGCTTATCTCCTTTAACGGGGCGGAGCGCGCACGTGCGGCACGCGCGCCAGTGGCTCAATTCGAGCGGATTGTTCAGGGGAGCGCGCCGATTGGCATAGGACACGCATACCGCCAACTGGACTAGCTGCCCGGTATGGGTGCACTTCACCTGGCCGAAAACGCGCAGCACGCGGTCGGCAACTCGATCGGTCTTGCCCGGATACTTGTCGGCGAGCACAAGCGAAACCGTGGTGCGGGATACGCCGAGCCGTTCGGCCACAGCGGTCTGAGACGACGCGTCGACAGCCTCGCGAAGCATCCGCATCCAGTCGGCGTTAGCAGGCGTCATGGTCGGGTTCCTCCTGCCAGACGATCTTCGCGAGATTCGGGTCGTAGACGCACTTGGTGCGCTGGATCATCGGTGGGCGCGGGCCGGTGTACTTCGACGGCAGCAGGCAGTAGCGCGTCTGCCGCGCCCCCTTGCCGGGGACGAACGCGCGCCCTTCTTCGAGCACCTTGAGATACCCGGCCGTGGTCAGCGCCTTCAGGTACGCTTTCGCTGTGGCCTCCGCGACCTTCGTGATGGCGGTCGATGCGTGGATAACGAGTTCGGCGGCGGTGAAGCCGTCTCTCATGATGCGCATCGTGCGCCACATGTTCTCGTTCGCGAGACCCTGCGTGACCGGTGTGCCGTCTTCCTTGATGCGTGGCGCAAACGCGCCGACATCACGCACGAGATCCCAGCGCTTCTCTTCGCCCACGGCCACAGCAGATGCTTCGACATAGCCGCCGCGCGCGAGCGATCGCAGGTACACCCGGATGGGGTCGATTTCGATCTTGGTCGCGCGCGAAATGTCCGCGACCGACATTGCCGTGCGACGTGCGCGCAGCGCTTCCCAGATCCGCTGACGCGGACCGCGGCCACCAGCCATTTCGAGGTGTGCGGGCTTACGTGACATCACACCCTCCGCTTCGGCGCTTCGCCGGTGTACAGCTCGCGCTTGCCCCATGCAGCCAGGCTCACCACGTCTTCACCGGCAACCAGCGCTTCTTCCTTGATCTGTGCGAGATTCACGCACACGCGTCGCACGGAACCATGGGCCAGCTCGACCAGCCGCGCGAGCAGATCGTCTTTGACGCTGATGCCGGGGCAGTAGAAAGATGCAAGCCGGCGCGCGTCGTCCAGCGTGACCGGCTGCGCTGGTACCCACGCCAGCACACGGCCATGCATACGCTCCCACTGCTTCAGTTTTGCCGGCAGACCTTCTTCGCCGATCATCAGGATTGCGGCCTGACTGGATTCGTACAGATCGCGTACCAGCTCGACCGCGTTACGATCGACGAGGTGGTCCATCTCGTCGATGATTAGCGGCCGGCTGCTCGTGGCCAGCTCCTCGGCCACCTGATCGGCCATCTCCGCAATCGTCCCCGCCGGCTTGATGCCCATCTCAAACAGCACGGCCTTCAGGAAGTGCTTCTTCGTCCAGACCGACTTGGCCTGCACGTAGCGCGCACGGCGGAAATTCGCGACATAGTTCGCGGCCATGCTCTTGCCGTAGCCTGACGGCCCATAGAAGCACACGAGGCCCGGCAGGTTGGCGCCGCGCGAGAGCGCGCGGTCGATCGCGATATCGCACAGACCGAGATTCGTGATCTGGGCAATGCCCGCAGAATCGGATTTGAGCGACAGTTCCTGTTGTGTCATCATTCGCCTTGTCAAGTTATGGTTGTGGTTCACCGGCTGGCGAGTTGCTGCTCGCCAGCCTCTTCAATGCGCCGCTTCATCGACGCAAACTGGCTGCTCTTCGGGTACATCGCGTAGAATTTCAACGCACTCGTCTCGGGTACACCTCCCTCAGAAATCAGTTGATCCAGGGCCTGCCACCGGGCGAACGTCTGCTCGGGCGTTTCCTTGCGTTCCGGCATTTCGTGGACGGTCGCCATCGGCGCGGCTGCGATCGGACGCACGGCCTCGCTTGGCTCGACCAATGTCGCCATGTCGATGACGCGTGAATCGAGTGCGGCGCGCGGGATCTGGCCGAATCCGGCGATCTCCAGCACTTCAGGCGTGTCGAGCGTGAGCGCGCGCTGACCACGACGCTCGGCCTCGACCTCGTCGAGCTTCGCTTCCAGTCGCTTCACACGACCGTCCGCGCGCTTCTCGCGGGCCTGCTCAATGGCCGACGCAGGCATGTAGTCGCGCTCGTTCGCGCCCGCCTCGGCGCGGCAGATGAACCGGCCATCGAGGGTATAAACCGATACGAACCGCGCATCGTGGATGTCGTAGGCAACCTGCACTTCGTCGCCGTGGTGCTCCGTGAGCGCATCGCAGAAATAGCGGTGATTGAGCAGGCGCACCTCGGCGCGCTGTACCGTGCGCGTCTCGCGCGGACGGAACACCAGCTGAGCGTCATGCACATCGAGCATGTCAGCCTGGAAGCCCTTCGCGACATGCGCGTCCCATGCCTCGTTCGGCGACATGTGCCGGCGACGTCCGGTGACCGGGTCGTTAATGAACGGCAGCGAACCGTGCGGCGTGCTGTTATATTCGTCGATGCGCTCATGACAGAACTGGATGAAATCGTCCCAGCCCATCATGGGCATCACGCCATCCTGTTTGAGTGCCTTGCGCGTGATCTTGTGCGCGACGTTGCGCGCCTCCCGATCCATGTCGGCGCCCATATAGGACGGCAGTTTTTTAGCGGCGTCCACCCACACCGTCTGGTGGAAACGCTCGATCACGCCGCGCGCCTGGGAGTTGTACGGAAGCGAATGCATCACCTCGAAGCCAAGACGGCCAGCCACACCGACGCCCTCATCCTTGAGTAGCGCGTTGTGATATCCCGAGCCGTTATCGACATAGAAGGTTGCCAGCACGCCGTGGTTCAGCACCGCCGCGCTCAGCGCATCGAGCACGGCGAATGAAGACTCGGCCAGATCGAGCGAGAAGCCCACGCCCTTGCGCGTCGCAATGTCGACGATCGACGTGATTTCCGGGCGGAATGGCCGACCATGCAGCGGATGCTGGACCTCGGCATCGAACGTGTGACCGTCGGCCGACCAGACATCGTTCGGCTGCAGCCCGCCAAAGGTGCGTCGGATGAACGGCAGCAGGCTCTTCAGTTCGCGCGAGCCCATGCGACCAGACTGCAGCGTGACCGCACCGAGCTTGCCAAGGAAGCGGCGCACTGCATGGACAGATGGGACCTCATACGCCACGCGCTGCTCGACACACGCCTTCTCGAAGTCGCGATGCGCAGACTCAACCGAGGGCTTTTGGGGCTGCTGATAGAAACCAAGGAACAGCGCCGCCCACTCCGGCACGATGAAGCTCGCGCGCGGCTTCTTCGGTGCGAGTGAACCCTGTTTCGCGAGACCGAGATAGCGCTTGAGCGTGCGGATGCTGGGGAAGTCGTCTCCCTTGCGGCCCCGTTCATCTCGGGCCGCGCGCAACATGGCGGCGAGATGATCGTCGAGCGTTCCCATGCGAGCCTGTGTGAGCAGCGCATTCATCGCTGCCTCGCGCGAGACGCGGCACTGGACCATGATGCGATCGAGCGCGGACAGGATGCCTTTGCGCGCGTCGGCACGCAGGCGTTGCGTGTCGGTTTCCATAAGCTGCAGCTGCTGCTCGCGGCGAATGATCGCGGTAGATTTGACCGGTGTGGACTCGACAGCGATCAACGACGCTGTGGCACGGCAGCGAAGCTCTGCCTGAGCTTCGGCCGGCAGACTATCAAGATCGTATTCGACTCCGCCGCCACGGCCTGCACGCTTACGGAATGCCCATCTATCAGACTTCGCGCGCAGACTGATCCCTTGCACCGTACCAGGCATCCGAGGTAGGCCAAGTGACGCCAGCTCAAGCGCTGTGTAGTGCGACTTGACGATAGTCCGCGTCATGCCCGAGTCTCCTCAAATGGCAGCTCCGGCGCGCGATCCTTCGTGACGTTCTCCCGGTGGAACGCAGCTTGCGTCATGGCGGTCGTAAGTGATGCGATCACTGCGTCGCGCTCTTCGCCGGATTCGTAATAGCGGCACAGCGCTGCGGCCGCGTCGGCGAACATGCATTGCAACTGCGCAATGTCAATGATGCGCGGTCGGCGCCCGGTCGGAATGTCGATCACGACGCGTCGACCATCGGCCACGCACAGGTATTCGCTGATATGGCTGGCGCCACAGAATTCCTCGAACTGCCGCAGGCGATTCAGCGGCATGGAGTTTTCGGACATCCAGCGGTAGTACGTCTTCAACTCGACTCCCATCAGCTCGGACATGACCTTCGCCGGCCGACGGCGCTTGGCGGCCGCCTCGACGCACATCTCGATCGCGTCGCTCAGCGTGCTCGCGTGCAAGGATTTTTTTCCCATCGTCTCGTTACCTCTCGTGAGAATCGCGGTGGTGGCGTGCGGGACGCTCGACGACTACGATTCAACCCATCGCCACGAAGAGCTGACGCTCGCGGCGCGGCACACAGACAGGCGTGGACGGTGACAAAACGGGCGTAAAATTCCGTTTCTCGTATCGACTTGGCCAGATTGTTTCGGGGGCAACCCCGATAGCGTTCGCAATAATGCGTTCGGCCTTTGGGTATGGCTTCATGGTTGCGTTGCGAAGGGCTGCGCTACCTGCGTATCCGGTTGCCTTGGCGAGAGACGACCAGTTCCAACCGGCCTCATTGAGGGCGTACCTGATCTTGTGGGCGCTCCAGTCACCGCCGGTGTTTTTTTGCTGCGCTTCTGTGCTCAT